GTCTTTGTCTGAAGAAAGAATCAAAACCTTCTGAGCCTCTTCCATCAAACCTTCTTGAACTAGTTCGTTGCTTTGAACATACTCAGTCAACACAGCAATGATGTCATCAGCTTCAGCACGATCGTAGCTGACAACCTTGTATGGGAAATACTTGGCGATGTCGTCACGGATCTCTGACATAGTATCAAAGATAAGTTTCCAATTCAAGTCAGAAGCATCGCGATTCTTCTTACGGCTGGCTTTGTAGTGTGCAAATACTTCTTTGCGCCAATACTTACGACCGTCCGTGGCAATTACAATCTGACCGTATTCTTTACCATACTTCTTCTTGTACGATTTGATAGTTGATAGAACAACGTGGCGAATCAGGTTCTTGACTTCGGATTCGCTACCTTTCAACTCGCGTTGGAATGTTAGGATCGTGGCAAGAGCCACTTGGGAATAGTCTACGAGAATCATTAAAAGGCTCCGAGGATAATGCAATCCTCATTGATACGACCGTTTGGTGTCGCTGGTTTAGTTTTAAGTGCCTTGAACGCAGCGTTCAGTGGACGCTTACCAATTGTAAGACCTTTGAAGAAGTCTTCTGGTTTACGGAGTGTCATAGATTTAGATCCAACAACGTCAAATCCAATCAGGGTTGTACCCTTGATAGAAAGACCAGTATCAGACTTATACAATTGTACCTTGCGATACTTTGTATTGTATATCCAAACTTCTTTGGCGTCAATCATGTCTTCTGGTTTGACTGACTTCAGGTTCAACTCAGCAAACTCTTTCATGTACTTGACTTTAGCAACTTGCTTGAACAACGGTACAGGTTTGCGCTTACGAGGCGCACGAGTAGCTTTTGCAGTTTGAACCATCTGGTTACAATCAGAGATAATCTGATCAATGAAGTCAGCGAACTTCTTGAGTTCTCGCTTGTTGAAGTTAGAATATCCTTCAACAAGTTGGGAATCCTTACCTGCGATAGTTTCACGCAATTCTTTGCTGGTTTTAACGTAGAAGTCTCCGATACGCTTTGCGATTGGAGCCGATACGTTGTTTGCCAGAAGATAATTCTTAGCTGAGAAGTCAGTCTTTTTAGAGGTGACAAACTCATCAATAGCACCCTCGATCTCACCAGCAAGTTCATGGGCTTTTTCATCCATTCGTTGTTGGATAGAAGGTTGGGCAGCAACCAACGCTGCAGTTGCTGCAGCTTTCTTATCAGCTTTATCTTCTGACTTTTGACGAACGCCCACTTGCTCTTTCAAGAATGTAACACGTTCATTGAAGAACGTTAGTTCTTTCTCTTGAAGTTCTGAGCCACCGTCTTGAAGGCGAGCCAAGATACCAGCGTATCGGAATTGGTATTCGTCAACCTTCAACAGTTCAACGGCGACTTTCTTGTCGATCTTTGCATAGTGGCTAATGAACCACTTCTTCTTATCTTTATCGTCGTGGTTGGTGTTGTAGTAGTTGAGCGCACGAAGAAGGTCAGATTTATAGTTCTCTTGGGTGAGAGTAACCTCTACACCTTTCGAAATGCGCTCGGCTTTTTCAATTAATTGTTGTCTTTTAGCTGCAGTAGCCATAGGAATAATCCTCCAGTTTATACAGTAATTATACCCTAAGACTGAATTAAAGTAAAGTTATTTTTTAGAGGTGGCTTCGTCGTATAACTCGAGGAATTCCTCGTGCTCAGCCTCTACCTGTGTACGGTTCTGCTTGTGATAAGTTTTTGCAATCTTATTAATGATTTTCTTATTAATCTTGAACTCGTCTGACTTTTCCTTAACGATTTCGCGAATCAAATCACGTTCAGCTTCCATACGAAGCATTGAATTGCTCATCTCTTGGATGGCGCCCATGAACTTCTTACGATCTTCTTCTGTAGAAAACATACTCATTACTTTTTAGCCTTAAATGAAATTTCAGATTTAAACGCAGCTGGAATAATAAACGCAGCCAACCAAGTTTCCAGAGTGAACGGGATGTTCAAAATTGGAAACAGTGTGTTCAATGCCCAGATCAATGCGATAGGTGCACCAACGATAACAGCGACTACAAAGATGATCACACCCAAAATATACCAATATGTTTTATTCACTTTTTTCTCCAATGCTAAATGCTACGTTTTTGATTGAGTCCCAACGGAAGCTTCTCCACTCTTGGGTAACGGTGTCAAAGACACGAACTGCGGATCCACTAGACGGGCTATTTGTTGTTTCCGCCACCCCTGACTTTGGGTATTTGTCTGCTGGGATGCGGGATTCTGCGAGGGTGCAATACATCTGTCGCTCGGTTCCGTCTTTCTTGGTGAAAGTAACGCACAAATCTGTCGTGATGTCATCGAATAGCAATCCTTTAAGCCAAGTTTGAAATTCTGGGTCAGTACCCAGCGGTTGTTTAACTTCTGTCATTCTTCACTCCATCATAATAATCTACAAGAGGTTTAAAAAACACCAAGAACTCCTGCTTGTCCAGAAATAGTTGGTTCTTTGATACGTGTGGTCCAAAGTTCTTTTCAAGAGTTACCATAATTGTACCTTTTGGTACTGGTATTTCTTCAATATGTAATTTAGTGGCTATCATAATGATAATTTCCTTTGTTTGTAAGTCTCAATGATGTTATCTCTAACAACCTCGAACATATAACCCTTTACAGGGTCATCAATCATAGTTCTGGCACATGGTAACTTTAATCTAGAGTCGATATCTTTATTTCCATAAAATACTGTACCAAGATCATAATTATCAGCACGTAGATCAAGCGCTGTGTAAAACTCTTTATTATGAAACAGTTTCAGTAAAATACTTTCAGCTTCAAAAACATTCATGTGATCATTCTTCCAAAGAACTTGGTCGCTATGAACATCAGTGTTGACATTGTTATTGATCAGCTTAACATACGGGTCAGTCATTTCAGTATAACCATATTTGGTATAATCCGAGAACTTAGATTTTATTTCTAATTCACTTTTAGGAATAGATAAAACCCAAGCCAACATTGACTGACTCTTCCAATTCTCAAGTAACCAATCACGTGTCTGTGTTAGAGTATCTTCAGTCTCATGAGGTAGACCAACGATAAGACTAATTGTACCACGATAATGACCAGTGCTTTCAAAGTATTTTCTAATATCAATCAACCCTTGTTTGACACGTTCAGGATTCATACCTTTACCAACTGATTTGGCACTAGCATGATTGAAACTTTCAATTCCATAATAATGTCCACGGAAGTTCATTCTCGCTAAGTCTTCAACTTCACCCTTTCGAGAGATCATAAGATCTGCACGAACAAACCCAGTAAAGAACGTGTCAAACTTCAGCTTCTCAACTACATCCGCAAACTTCTGAATCTTTTCAGTTCGATCATTGAACGTTTCATCAACGGTGATATAATTACTCACACCCCACGTATCATAGTTCCTTTTCATTTCCAAGTCAAAATTATCTGCCGACCTAGTCATGTCACCCTTCAATCCAATCAAAGGAAAGTTGCAGAAATCGCAAGAAAACATACAACCACGGGAAAACTCAACACTCAACCACTCATACGGTTCGATGAAGTCTCTACGTTCATATTCAATATCTAACTCTCTCATTGGATATGCAGGATAGTCTGCAATAGCATTGATGATACGCTTACCATGATTCAACCAAAACCTTGGGCGTTCACCGTTGCTGAATAGATACTTCAACAAAGACAATATTGCAGTCTCACCGTAACCCTGTACATAATAATCAATCTGTTTAGATTTGAACATAGGATTGACTGAGCTGCCACTTATGTACTTCAGTTCAGGGTATGTAACTCTAGACCAAACAATGAAGTTCTCCAGAGTATCAGACCAAGTGCTGAACATGTGACTGAAACCAAAGAATTTTGTATTTGGCTTCACCCGATTACGACAAAGAGTTTGTAGTTCAGGTAAAGACCAACTCATAGCGAAGTCGATTACCTCGACATCCCACCCACTCTGCCGTAGAATGTGAGCGATCCTATAAACGCCAGCAGTTCTAGCTGAATGGAATTTATCAGGATCAATAACATTAAACAATAAGCAGTGCATCAGCCTCTACGCATGGTTGCGATTTCAATAGCTTGCTCATCAGAGAATATTGGAACTGCATTCGACTTATGCATCGTACCAATACCCTTGATTGCGGAACCAGTATAGACAGGTGTAGCCTTCTTTGGACAGGCTCCGCCCGAAAATGGTAAACTAGCAATCTTTTGCGTTTCTCGAATGTAAGGTTTGACTTGAGTCACTGGTGTCACATTTCGAGAAACTGGTTTAGTTTCGTACTTCTTTAAGAGTTTAACCCAAGAAGCATCCAACTCACGCTGTTTAGCGGTTGGCTTGCGCTTCTTAGATTTACCAGTAGATGTATGAATCATTTGCATTATTTCTTTTCCTTCTTCACCTTATCTTCAGCTTCTTTAATACCCTCATCGATGTAAGCATCTAGCTTTTGTTCAATGATAGTTAGAACCTTACCAGACATTTGTTGAACCTTGTCGTTCTCGGCAACCTTTTGAGCCGCATAAGCGCCAACCATAGTGTATGCTGTTTTCTCTGTTGGTAACAGAATCAAGAACCACGCTGATGCAACTGCAACCCAGAATGCTTTCCAAAGTCGCTTACGTATACCAGAGACTTTTTCCTCTGATGGGCTGTATGAATCAATCCAATAAATGAAGTTTCCAAGAACAACTGCACCACATAACATAATGATTGTCACGAAAAACATACCAATGCCATGCAATACCGAGATACCATAAACCAATAATGCTAAGTCCATATCTATCTCCTTAGACTGCCAAGTAGTTGTAACCAGACTCTTTCTTACGAGTCAAGACAACAAAGGTGTTACCCTTTTGATAAGTGAACTTACCAGCTGGTGCATCAACCTTTACAATATGGTTTGGATTGAAGTAAATTTCATTCCAGAACTCACCATCATCATCAGCTGAACGAACAGCACCCAAAGCATAGTCTTCAGTAGATTCACCAAAGCCATAGTCAACCTTAGAGTAGAAGTCGAACTTAAGTGTACCAGACAATGGGTTACCAGTCCATTCAGTGCGGACACTAGGCTCTTTGACTGGCTCACCATTAACAACCAGTTGAACCTCAAACTTGCCGTTGTTATTGAACTCAGGCTTTGCGTTCAACATCTTCAACGCATCTTGTGGGGATTCACCGTAACGATTCATTTCTTCAACGAGTGCCTTCAACATATCAAAGTTAAACTGCTCAAACAACGCAGAGATTTCTACGATCTTTGAAGTATAAGTTTGGTTGATTAGAACATCTTGGCAATATTCCTCGATGAATACTGGATCGAGACCTTTGAAGTCCAGCATGTAGTAGATGCGACCAGGACGGTTACGCATGTGTTCGTTGACACGCCACTTGTCGTTACAAGTAATGACAAACAACTTACGAGAAGGGAACACGCCATCCAACAAGGTCAGGGCTTTTTCTTGGTCGTCGTTATCATAAACCTTCTCAAACTCATCAAACAAGATAACGCAAGGTTGTTCGATATCCTGCAAGAACTTATTAAAGACGTCACCAGTCCATGCATGGTTGATAATGATGGTTGGGATATCCATAGCTGCGGCATCAATAGACAAAGTCTTAGCCAACAGAGACTTACCTGAACCCTTTTCGCCAGTCAACATCACGCCTGTTGAAACTGTACGATCCAAGTATGTACGCAAAATGCGATTTGAGTTTTTAGTTGTATCACCGTACAACTTAGACAACGGAGTGAATGAGTCAACCATCTCCAAAAAGAAGAAGCCACCCATATCATTGAACTTCACGGTGTAGTTGCCAACAGGCAGGTGCGCTTGGATGTCCAGAGATTCCTCTGAAGCAATACGGTACGTGTTGGAATTACGAATAAAATAAGACATTACAAAGATCTTTCAAAAAACAAAAACATATGAGTATATTATACCCTGAAACCTAATTAAAGTAAAGCGAATCTTTTCAAGACTTCTTTAGCTTCGTAGCATTCGCCAACCAGATTATCCATCTCGGCAAGGATAACCATCTGTGCAAGAGAGTCAGCCATACGGCGATCGCTTGGTGATAGTGAGTCCAAATATGCTTGGTACTCGTCGTAGGATGGCAACGACCACATGATATCTAGCATCTCCATTTGCTCTGGTGTTAGGTTTTCAATCTCAATCATTTTATCATACCTTTGAGTTTCTTGATTTCAGCTTTCAAATTACGGTTTTCATAATCAAGCCAACCATACTTTGTTTGAAGTTCTTTGAATTGGGTATCAAAGTCACGATCAGCATACGCCAGTTCTTCAACAGCACGAATGATAAACTTGCCATTCTCCCAATCAAAACCAGTCGTAGCATTCTTAACAGCAACCATGGGAATTGAGCCAACAGTTGCATAAGGTAGTTTGACTGCGATGGTAACTTCGTCGTCAGCCTTAGCATACTGCAATGCAATTTTTAGATCTTCAACTTTCATGACCAATCTCCTTGCGGTACAATAATTCCACCAGTAGAGACTGCGCCATTTACAGGTGTAGTCTTTTCTTCAGCATCGTATGTCCAACCCAACGCTTTCATCATACGGTGCTTCACTCGCATGTTAGGAATGCGTAAACGCTCGGTGGGAGTGAAGCCCATCATACTAGCCACTTCAACCACAGCGCCAGAACGACAGATACCAGCGTGACAGTGAACAACTACGTTCATAGACTTATCCAAGGCACGTTGCAACAACATTGTCAGTTGGATAGCTTGGTCATCGCTAATCTTACACTCGTCTGGAAACCCATCGGTATCTTCAGCATCCAAGAACTCGAAACAATAGGTTTCTTTGAACTGTTGCTTGACTTTACCAAACTCTGTAGCAGGATCCTGAATACGAATTAGCATTGCGTTTGGTCCAACATCGTAGTGATGGCCATTCTTCACGTCATCCTTGCTTACATTTTCAATCCAGCGTATCATAATATATTGCTCCAAGTTCTCAACTTTTCACGTTTCTTTTCAGAGGCTTCAATCACGTTTTCCCAACGGATCAAACCCTTCTCTCGCATCAAGTCAAACATACAAACCAAGTCACCGATTTCTTCTTCAAGGTGTTCACGGTTATCCTTACCATTATGTACAGATTCAAAACCGAAACGTCGTACCTTACTAATTGCTTGAATCACTTCTGCACATTCTTCTTGCGCAATGTCCATAATCTCAGTTTCAACCGAATTCATTGTATATCCATTCTTTATCTAATTGTTCACACGCCAAACAATAATACACCCATTCTACAAATTCATCATACTCAGCGTCAAGTTGAGCCTGACGTTCAGCTTGTGTAGCTTCTTGCAGTTCTAAGTTGATTTCGTTTATCGTCTTCATATAATGATTATACCCCAAGACTTAATTAAAGTCAAGGGGTATTTTCTAAACCTAAAGTTTACTTATTGGAGTTGGCTCGAACTTCCTCGAAAGTGTAATCTTTCATCAAGTTACCACTCCAGTAGACTGGCACCAAAGCATCAGTCCAACCACCGATACCTTTGTCAGACCAACCAGTTGGAGGAGTTACGCCAGAAACGAATTCACCACCTGAGTTAGTCCAAAGGGTCACTCGACCAGCCTTAGACTTCTTACCAGCGTCAGTGATAGGATCTTTCTGAACGTTGACCCACATACCATTGATCTTGGCAGCTGAACACTTCATTGCGAATCGCTGTGTGTCTCGGTCAACTTGTTGGAGCAAGGCACCGCCCATACCGAATGCAATATTATCTGCGCTCCATCCCATTGCCATGAATGCCCCAAGGATACTGCGGATGGATAACTCATTGACACCGTCCCCTTGGATGAGGCGCACGTTATTG